TACGTTTGTCATGTATGGGAATAGGGTGTCGTTTATCCAGTTTTGAATTTTTTGTACCCTTGCTCTTGTATAGTTGTTTAGGATACGTTCGTGTACGTTTGCTTGAGCATAAGAACTGCCATTGTCGGCGGTCATGGTTTGACCGTTTATGAGTTTGGAAATGTTGCTGTCGCAAAGGTTGGAAAGTTCGAGATAGGATTTGTAAAAGTTGTCTGTTGCAGATAGTGTATTCATGGTTACATCGTCGTTTTTGTCGATGATAACGTATCCGTTTGAGCCAAAGTTTTCTGCCATGTCTTGCATCTTGTCGACTTCCTTTTCGCTTGATGCGTTGGTTTTGATGGCGAGTAGTGGCATACCGAATTTTTCGGATGCTCGGCTCCAATCCGAACGGCTGTAGGTTTTCCAAATCACTTCACGAGCTGCAATTTCGAGCAGTCCAAGGTTTAGAAAATCATTGGTTTCGAGCAGGTCTAAATCGTAGAGAGCGTCTCTATAGGTAATGCCTTTTTTTTCACCGGGAATAAACGCGAGGAATCCCAATTCGGGACAAACATGATTTCTTGGAATCAGTACTACATCTTTGATTTCGGAGTTTTCGGTGTGAAACTCAATAAGTGAATGACCGTAAAACTCGGCATCACATAACATTTCGAGGAGTTTGAGAAACCACGTAGTTTCAAATAGTTTGTGTAACTCCGGTTGTGGAGTTTCTGTTTGGTTTTGAATCTGAAACTTAGACTGTGTAACCGTATAAATGGCAGTTCTCAACTGTGATGTCAGGTGAGCATCTTTGGTAAGCTCATCGTAAAAAGCGAGTAATAGTCTGCGATCCGGATTGTCGACTGACCGAGCCATAACCAATGCAGCTTTGAATTTACTCATTTCGAGTTCTACTCTGGGTGCATTGATTCTACGGAGCTGTAGGGATTGATATACGTTTTTTTTGTCTTTGGCGAGTTGTGCCATTGGCAATACGCCGGCAGGTTCAAACAGGGATTGAACGCTGCCGGGAATTGCTGCTCCTTTTGTTTTTTTCTTAAAAAAGTTGAGTATGTTCATATTCTTAAAAATGAGTACGTTTTGATTCAGACCCCCAACGAAAGTTTGTTTTTACGATGTTGGTATCTGTGATTATGTATCTTGCAAAAGCTGTATTTCTTTTGCCTTGCTCTATTAGCTTTATCTCGTCTCGTGTATCGTCGTAGTCTTTAACTACTCTTGCAGGTACTTGGTCGTCGGGTACACGCTGGTATAGAAAGTACACCGAAAGGTTGAGTACCCACCGGAGCAGGTTTAGGTTTCGGTCTGTGCCTGTTTTGGCAAACTCTGTTTGCATGTCGTATTTTTGGTCTAAAGCATCTTTTATCAATGCTATAGCTTGTGCCTCAGCGTCATCTACCAGCGTGTTTTGTGCCTCTGTAATCTGGTCTAATATGTTTTGACTTACTTTGAAATAGAAGTCTTGAAGGGCTGCGAAAGTCATAGTTAAAAGTTAAAAGTTTTGAGTTTTGAGTTTTGAGTTTTGAGTTTTTTTAGTATTTTCTTTTGTTGTTTTGGTTGTATTTTCCGGTCCTTGCTTTGAACTTTGAACTTCTTATGAATTGTTCGAGATATGCTATTGCTTGTTCGTCAGCATCGGGGGCATCGTCGTGTGTGCTGTATCCGGGTTCTATGCCGTATAGTTGCTGTAGCCCTTCGATGTGGTCGGGGTCAAACTCTTTGGATTCCGGGTAAAACACTTTTTTTCGTTGGTAGTAGGGTTGCAGTCTGAGGATGCGGTCGAGTTTTTTGGTACGCGGTGTGTCCACTTTGCACAGGTACAACTGTGAACCGATGGTCTCCTCAAAATCACAAATTGTTTTTTCTACAGCCTCATTCCAAAACGCAGCCTCGTACTGCCAGTGTACTGATGCGGATTCGCAAAGCTCAAAAGTGAATTGGGCAATGAACTCGAGAGCGTCCCACATTTGTTTTTGCCTTACAAAAGAATCTATGTAGTAAAAATTGTTTTCGTACAGACCCCACACTCTCACAGCATTGAAATCGTAGTTACCGGAATAGGCAATGTCCCAATGCCCTACAATTGCAGTGAATTGGTTCATACGCGGATATTTGGGTGGGTATATGATTTGCTCTTTTGTAAATACTTTGCCTCTGATGTGTGGTTGATTGTTGAACTCGGACCTTGCAGCGAGTGTACCCATTTCGTTTTCGACTTCTTGGTAATAGGTATCACTGTATTTGGCAGTCCAAGCTGGTTTGTAGTTGGCATCGTAAGCGTCGACTTGATGTAGCAACCACCCACTGTCGGGCGTGTCTTTGTGTCTTTTCCACAATTCTTGCTGTATGGTACGTGGTGCAAAATTGTTGTTTGGGTGCAAATATCTACGTTTGTCACCGTCCATTGTGGCGAGGAGTGCTGTATCTATCCAGTCGACTATTTCATCTTGTCTTTTTGGGTTTTTTACAGTGTCTTTGTCTTCGAGGTCGTCGCAAACGATGTAGTCCGGTCTGTGATTTTTCATACGCAAACCTCTTGGACTTTGCCCCATGCCGAGTGCTTTGGCAGTGAAACCGGATTTGGTGGTAAAGTAGCCGTCCTCCCACGAACCGAGCATTTTTTGCTCACCAAAATCGTGAATCAATTTTGGATTGGTGGTAAACTCGGCTTGTAGGTCTGCGAGCAAAATCTTTGCTTTGTCGAGATTGTTGCCTACAATAACCATGTAGTCTATGTCTTTGTTTATCCAAAGCCACAAAGGAATAAACAGGTCGCACCAAACAGATTTGGCAAGTCCGCGTCCCCAGCGAACAATGAATTTGCCCGATGGATTCTTTTTTACTTTTTTGGCAAGGTCTATTTGAAAGGGAGCGGACTTAAACTGTGCATAATCAGGGAAATAATAAGACACGAAATACTCTACATCTTTACGGGCTTGGGCTATACGGTTTTGTTGCAGTTCGGGTGATTCGTCTATCACCTGTACTGCACCGGATTTGTACAATCTGAGCCGTTCGAGTAGTTGTTTTCGTTTTGCCTCTATTTCTCTGCTGGTTGCCATGTGTTTTTTATTGAATTTTTTACTTAAAGTCTAATAAGGTTAAAAAAATATAAGGTTGATTTTTAGGTTACTAAGGTTGATTTCGAAAATAAGGTTTTTTTGATTGCAACGAACACGCCGGCAGGTTCAAAAAGGTCTTGAACGCTGCCGGGAGTTCGTTAGTTTTTGTTGAATGTTGGAATGATTTGATTGATGAAAAATTCTTGAAACTCTATTGAAACAGTCCTTAAATGTGGAAATGCTGCATCAAATTGTTTGAAGATAATTTCGATGGATTGCAAAAGCGTCCATTGATTGACTGCGTTTTGTTTGTTTACGTTGAGTAGTGTTTTATTCCAATTGGCAACCCCTGCGTCTATTTGTGCTATTCGTTCCCTTGTTTCTTTGAGTTTAGCGTTGTCGGTCTCCATAGATTCTTGGTGCGAGAGCTTGATGCGCTCCTCTGCCAACTGGTCTATGATGTTGTATATGTTTTCGAGACGTTGCTGTTGTGAAACGGCTTTAGCGTTTTTGGTTTGTTTCCAACCGTATTTTTTAGCCCATGCTCCGAATGTTTTTTCAGAAATGTTGAGTAACTCTGCAATCTCCTTGCCCGATTTGCCATCGTCGACAAAGAGTTTTCGGGCAGCCATACGTTCGTTGTTTTTTGCCATTTTTTTGTATTGTGAAATAAATAGCAAAAATATGAAAAAAAGGATTTGAAAACAAAAGGAGATATAAACGTAAGTAGTTGATAATGTGATTTGTATGAGTGTGAAATGCGTTGTACTTTTGTATTTTCAAATGTATCAAGATTGACAAGGCAGAGCCTTGTTGATAGTGCGACGGAGGCTGGAGCCTCCGCCGAGCATGGAGGCTGGAGCCTCCGTTGAGCAGCTATTCTTTAATTTTATAATTATGATATGTGTATTTAGTACGGAAGACTTAAACGGTAATGGTTATCGTGTGCTTACTTCGGGAATTGACTTGGAGCGATACTATGCTAATCCGGTATTGCTACATGAGCACAACGATTGGAGCAGCAGTATAGGCAAAGTGAATAACCTGCGTATCGAAAATGGTAACCTGATAGGTGAACCGGAGTTTGACGAGGAGGATGAGTACGGCAAAGCTCTGAAACGGAAATACGAAAAGGGATACCAAAGGGGATTCAGTATCGGTATAGAAATCGTGGAACTGAGCAATGACATGAGTACGCTTGTACCCGGACAGACTCGACCAACGGTGAAACGCTGTCAACTTTTGGAAATAAGCTGTGTAACCATACCTGCCAACCAAAACGCTGTACGACTGTATAAAGATGGCAATTTGCTGCAACTTGGACTCGGCGATGAGAATCTAAATAAAATTTTACCTAAAATAAAAACAGAAACCATGGTGGAAAATAAACCAAAAACCGAAAAAACCGACTACTCGGCTGCCGAGATAGTGGAACGCGACCTCGCTATCCAAAGACTGGAGGCTGAGAATGCTAAACTGACCAAAGAGCGTGATGCAGCTATAGACTGTATGCTCAATCTGGCAAAAAAAACAGGTGTAGTAACCGACCAAAACAAAGAGAGCTACGATAAACTTGCCAAACAAGATATTGGCACCACCGCTCAATTGTTGTTGGCTGCTCAAACCAAAAAGGAACGTGTATCGGACAAGTTGCAACCGGGCAAAAGTGAAACCGATAAAGTAACCGAATCTTTTGACTACTTGCAAAAAAACAACCCAAGCAAGTTGGCTCAATTGCGTAAAGAGCAACCGGAAGTATATGCGGAGATGTATCGCAAACATTTTCCAGTTAAGAGTTAAGAATTAGGAATTATTCTAAATCACGAATTTTCAAATTTTCAAATTTTTCAATTTTCAAATTTTCAATTATCAATTATCAATTTTTTTCAATTATGAGAACATTTTTTTCAGTAATAATGATGCTGTTTGCGTTTGTGTTTAACAGCTTGGTGGGTGTTGGATTGTCTGTAGCTGTAGGTGCACCACCTATATT